GATGAACCCACTGGCAGAACATTGCGAAGTAGTTGTCCCGTCAGTCATCTTTACTATTATCGTTGCCGCCGAATTTGTTTTGGCTGAGTTTAACATATTTGCCGTACCAGCCGCCGTACCGTCATAATTCAATTCAACGGTGACATCCCCCTCATCAAGCATTCCGGGGATAAACTCATCATACTTATTAGCTGAATCCATTGTTGAGACTTTAATAGCCTCCCGTGTTCCGTTCGGGCCGCTAATACTAATGATATTACCTGCCGTTGACCCACCAATAGACAGTGAAGCCCCGTGGCCGTGTGCGCTATCACTCATAATACCTCTCCTTTATTCTTGAAACCAAATTATAAACTCCAACAGCCGCCGATACCGCCTCGCTATCTTAGCGTCTGCTATATTTGCAATCCCATCCATCTCGTTGATTAAGTGGATGACTTCTATTTTCACCGTGCCCGTTGTCCCTGAGTGATTATCCAGAGCCACGCGGACAGTCTTAGCTAATGCCTGCGCCCCCGTGTATGTCGTAGCCCAGCAGTCAACCTGATAACGGGATTCCACCAACCCGACCGACTCGGTCATTGTATGCTCACGCCGCCCGCTTATCTGCTGGTACACAATCAACGGCAGAGTACCAAGCTGGCTGGCCACGGTTGGGTATATGCGCTTTACGACCAGCGCCTTCACGCCGCCATTATTCGCCAAAATATAATAAATAGCTTTTTCAATTGTATCAACCGCCATGAGCCGCCGCCTCAACACCCTTCTTTAATTCTTCACTTACTATCCTCAGCCCAACGCTCTTCCACGCATCCGCCGACGCCCGCATGAACGGCATGGCAGCAACCATACCGCCGGAAGGCGATATGTGGCCGTACTCAATGGCCGCTGGAATATAAGCACCATTGTCCACAAACTCCTCAATATCCGGTTTTATCTTAACGCTCATCCCATAAGAACCTTTTTTCTGTTTCTTGAATGCCCTCAACTGTAGATTCCTTGCAATTAAACTACCCATACTGCCGCCAACTATCGACTTCGCGCTTGCCTTGCTGCCTGCAAGTTCAGGCTTTAGCGCTGCACGCACAGCCTTCTTAACAATCTTCCGGCCTACTTTTCTTTCGAGAGCCATAAGCTTTTTGTCAAGTTCGGCCCCGCCCGTAAGCGTCATCCCAATATACATCAGACAATTTCCTTCGCCATTATATCCATGTAGATATTGCGCTCGCCCGCATCCAGAATATACACCACCTCGAAAGTCCGGCTGTCGAATGTGAATCTGTCTTTTATGCCAACTAAGGTGCTGTACCTGATTTTTACTATGTGTGTTTTTTCACCGATTATCTGCTCGGCGTTAAGAAGCTCACGGGCCGACATCGGGCGGATCGAACCCCAGAGCGTCATGTGTTCGCTGTAGGTATCAGTCGGCTCTCCGAACTCGTTCTGTACCTGGCCAAGTGACTGAAAAACCAGTCTATGTCTTAATTGCCCCGCTCTCACCATTGCATCCTATCTTGTATTAGAAGCATCTCCGCCCCCTGCGGTAATGACTTTAGGCTTGTCTCTATTGTATTCTCTCTGTTCTCGTAGAGGTGGCCCAACACCAACTTCATCGCCGCCTTAGCCGTCTCCGGTACTTCGCCAACATAGTTTATTTCTCCCTTTTCCGCAGCACTCGCGGTTACAACAACGGCATCGCCGCCTGAAGTTGTTGAAAGTTGGAAAGTATTACCGGACACCTCAATTATGTAATAATCCGTATCAACCGATAGGCCGGTAGGCAGCACGTCCCCACTATTGCTCAATCTCACCTTGTCGCCGTTAGTATATGTCCGACCCAAAACCGTAAATACATTAGTTTCGACAACAACGGTAAACTCCGCCGCGTAGCCAGCCACATAATTAACGGCAATAGTGTTAGGAACTGCCCGAACGCTCGAAGGCCACGTCTCATCATAGGCCTCATAAATACGGCCCGGCTCAGAAACGGTGTCAACGGTGTAAAGAGTAGCCGTCACCGTCTGCGAAGCGCCGTCGCTATCGAGATAAGTAATTGAATTCACATAACACAAGGGCGGCATGGGCGGCTCAATCAATCCGGGAAAGTAATCATCGAAAGTCATTTGGTACGTTCGGGCGATATACGGCCTGCCCTGATAGTTCTCGCAATAAATTCTTGCCGCGCGGATAAGTTGCGTTATCAACGCATCATCAGCAGTAGTGCTAACTCGCAGGTGCAGCTTCGCCTCAATTAGACTTATCGGTTCAACTAACGGCTCTGTGGTTATCTGTAATGCCATTTTATGCCGCCACCTCATCAACCATTAACTCACAATATACGCCCAATGCCAATGTCCCCGTCCCAATTGTTGCGTCAATAGACACCTCCAACACGTCGCCAGCTACAACGGCGGTAGTGTTTATCGTCCCAGCCTCCGGTGTGTAAGCCGCATTGGTACTGTCCAGCGATATTACAGCCGTGAGAATGGATACGCCGTCTTTGAGTAAATCCACCTCGACAGCCGAATCGCCTATATTGGCTACTACCGAGCCAGCCTTAAATGATTGCACTGTGCCGGTAGCTCCGTAAACCACAAATAAGGGCCTTGCCTCATCTGCGGCTGTGGTTGCCGATTCCTGTGCATACATCGCATGATAACGATGCACAAGTTTAGTAGTTGCAATCCCAGCCGAGCCATTGACCATAGCGTTCGTTACCGTGGCCGCTGGTATGCTCATTGTCTCGCTCGATATTTCTCCCGCAACGTGCAGGTCGCTTTCAAACCGAGTAGTTGCCATAGTTCTCTCCTTATCCCTTTATCATTTCAACCGTCGGCTTGCAGTGAGCCGGTGGCCCGACTTTGTCTAAATCGCTCATGTGCATATAGATTGGCTTAAAACCTTTTTTCGCCACATCCGGGAAGGAGCACATTAACTGCATGTGTCCCACTACTACACGATTAGCCTGCACAGCCTTAAGCCCTTGCTTAAAAAATTGGTTCCAGAAGTATATGTCCGGGTCCTGCCGGTTCTCGTGCCATTCGCCATCAGGATTAGGTATGCCGCGAATCCACGGCTTCTTTAGCTTACTCAGTGCCGACGCCCTGAATACGGTTAGCCCGAAATGCCCTGTCCCGATAGGCGTTAATTCCTGCTCGAAGTCCGCCAGCTTTGCAAACTTCGCCACACTGCCGTCTGCATTTCTCACACCAAACAAAGGCTCATCGCTCTGCCGCTTATTTTGCACAGGGATAATCGCATCAACATCTGGATTCTCCTGCATTAACTGGCACAGCCTAATAACGTGTTCCGGCAAAAACCAAGTATCGTAGTCAAGTGTGAAAATCCACTCTGCGCCTTTTGCAATCGCGTCCTCAATCATGTTCGAGAGAATTTGTCCCCAAAAAACGCCCGTACCACGGGTCAATTCAATACCCAAGCCGAGGAACACTGTTGCCGCCGTGTGCATATTATCTGCAAAGCATAGCCGCGGCATACTCATCACCGCTGCAATCTTCTTGAATTCGTCAGTGGTGATTGCTGGCTGCTCGTCTGGCTTCTTTTTCACCCCCTGCAAATTCAGACTTATCGGTAGTGATGCACAATCAACAACTTTGCTATCCCATGGCTTAATATCAACAAGCCCCACAGACCCCATCAGTGCCAGAAGCGATTGTTTATCAAACAGCGCCTTATGATAATCGTTCGCATCAATATGGCTGCCGAGAATGTATTGGGACGTGTTTACCTTTTCACCCGCCAGATACTTCTCGCTGATTTTGCGAAAGTCAGGCACAGCAATCTTTAGCAATCCACCCACTTTTAGTTTCGATACCCAATTCTTCAGAACCTTAAACGATTCCTCAAAACCGAAGTGTTCCAAAATATGCGATGCGTATATCTCATCAACCGAATCATCCTCACGGTCAAGAGGGTAAACCTCTGAACCAAACTCACGGTCAATGTCCGTGTAGCCGTCAATGTGTACCAGTTTGCCAGAGCCTAAGTTTAATCTAACACCGCCTTCATCTTTGTTTATCCGCCATTCCAGCCCAGCTCGCACTGCGATAACATTTGTCTTTGTGCTAAACTGCGGCCGGTAGCCCCTACTGTAGAGCATTTTCTCGATCGCCATTAAACCAGCTTGCCCTTCCCCACCAACGGCAGGTATGAATTCGACATTGTCGGCACTAAAGTTGTACTCAATAACAACAACCCGCGGCTTATATACCATAAGAGCGTTGAACACATGGTAGTCCTGGCCGTCAATATCTAAACTCAGTAAATCAATATCAAAAGGTGCTTTGTTGCGTGCCAATATATTGTCAATGCTGTTCTCGCCCGACGGTTCAACCATGACGTTTTCGCAGTGACAATCAGGAAACGCTTTAACAAGCCTGCTGTATGTCTCTTTGTCACCTTCGACCAGAACCCCAGTCCAGCCCTCTTCTATTAACTTGCCAGTATTGCTGCAAAAACGACCGTCACCGGCGCCTGCGTCAAAACACCATTTGTTCTCAGTGCCTATCCGCTCAAAAATGCCCTGCAATAATCCATCTTCACCGGATTGCGAATACTTATTGAACCTGCCCTCTGCTATTGTCTCTAATACATCCATCCTATACATCCTTTCACAAAGTCCTCCCACCTGAGCCGCCCCCGAAGAGACAGCCCAGGTGAAAGGATGGCTCGTTTTAAGCCGTTACAACAAGAGCACAACTCGTAGAATTGGTCAGGTTGTTGTTTGTTACACACTTTTCAGCCGCCGTAT